TCTTTCTAATTAAAATTAATTCCTCACCTTCAAAAATCTTAGAGGCCTCCAGTTCAGGCAGACCGCTTAGTTCTGTGATAAGGTTCCCCTTTGGATCTATCAAGATCCTAAACGATAGAATGTTCCCATCTTTACTATTCTTCTTCTGGCTTCTCATCATACTTCTTTAGTTCCGTAAAATTAATCTTTTCTTGGTTGCCACGAAGCCCCGCCTTCTGATACGAAGTAGCTCTACCCTCAAAGAAGTTCTGGTGTTCGACCCCGAGAACCTCATCGACCCAGGGAAGAGGGTTGTCCTTAACCCCAAAGTTTGTTTTCAAGCCTAACTGAAGAAGTCGTCTGTCTGCAATATATCTATTATACTTGTACATCTCCTTCTTAGTTAAACCCTGTATATTGCCCATCTCGAATACAAGATCAAGAAACTTGTCTTCCAGATGCACCATCTCTCGACAGATCTGATAAATCTCTTTCTTAAGATCATCCTGCCATATGTTAATATTCTCATGGACAAACTCACGAAAGAGTTTTGTCATTGCCTCCACATGTAGGGACTCATCCTTAATACTAAAGGTAACAATCTGTCCCATACCCTTCATCTTTCCAAATCGAGAGAAGTTAAGAAGGATAATGAAACTACTGAATAGCTGTAAACCCTCAGTAAAGGCTGAATAGACTGCAAGAGCCTTGGCTATGGATTGCTTGTTAGCTGCACTAACCTTAAAGTTATTTATGTACTCATGCTTCTTAGCCATCTCCTCATACTCATCAAAGGCTTTATACTCTAGCTCTGGCATACCTACCGTATCAAGTAGTAGACTATAGGCATGTTGATGGATGCTTTCCATGTTAGCAAAAGCCCCCATCATCATACGAGCTTCAGGCTTCTTAAATATACGCATGTATTTGTCTACGTACCCTGCGCCAACATCTACATCTGATTGTGTGAAGAGCCTGAATATTTGTGTCAGTAAGTTTCTTTCGGTGTCAGTTAGAACTTCTGACCAATCCTTAACGTCAGTATGTAGTGGGACCTCTTCGGGTAGCCAATGCATCTTGTTCTGCTCAAGGTAATAATCAAACATCCAAGGATGGTCAAATGGTTTGTAATAACTTCTAGTACCTAATAAACTCATAAATATAAATCCTTATTTTACCCTTACCCATTGTACCCCTCACTCTAACTATGTCCAATTTTAGGCATCATAGGGCGAAATATGGGCTACTTATAGGCTGTTTGCGCCCTAGTATCAAGATCATCGAAAGTTAAGTTATAGCTTTTAACTAATTTTGCTGGTAGTGATGAGGCTATCGGTCTATGAACATACAGTGGGCATTCAGTAGATGGACACACAGAAACCTGCTGTATCCAGGTGCCATTTTCTTTGGGGTCGTGTATACACCATTTACACATATCATTAATAGCTTTCGCTCTAGTTGTTTCATTCATGTTATACATCCCAACAATTTAAATTAGCCGCTACTGTTCTTCTCTCTCCCTTTCCAAAGAAAGGATAGACCATGTGCTGCAACCAACTAGGAAACATTAAGAGTCTTCCTGTCTTCGGCTGTATTGTAGCCGACTGTGGTGGCCTCAAGCGCTCTACATTCATTATCTCATTGCGCCCATAGTTAAACGCTAAGAAGCCATCACAAGCTCCTGAGTCGCCATACAAGGTATACTCGCTATTATGCGCTACCTCCCCCCTCTGTCCTATCTGTTTAGGCACCTTCGTCCAACACGTACAACTGATGCCCATAATAGTCTTAGTGCCGTGATCGTGTATAGGATTGTAGTCGCCTTCATAAGAGTGTACAGACCACAACTCGTCGATGTCTACCCTCTTAGGTTTTGGAATTGCGCCCGTGGTCTGACCAAAGTTATTGATGTATTCAGCACCCATATTACAAATAAGCTGCCTAAATTCCTGAAGCTCTTCAACCTCGTGATCCATCGTAAGCTGCTCACCTCGATGAATCTGCCCAACCAAGGTGCCAGCATGAGAGGGCCTTTCCTTATCCTTGAGGAGCCTATTTAAATAGTGGTTTAGTGCAGAAATCATCTTCTCGGGTAGTTGTGTCTCAAACATAAAGAGAGCAGGGAGCGTGTGTATCTGAACTCTATTCGATGTCATCTCTATACCGAACAAAGTATTTGAGGGCTGTCAGTTTCTCTTCTGCTTGTGCTATCTTCCCAACCAGTTCATCCATAGAGTCTATAATGTGGGGGTGATCACCAACGCCTACAGAGTTTTCAAAGTAATTAGAAAGCTCTGCTTTAGCTACAGCTATCTCTCCCCTGTAACGATATTTTAAAGCTTTGTATTTCATTGTTCTTCTCCCCGCTCTATATCATCTAGTTCTGATTTGAGGGTAGCGAGTTCTTCGCGCTTACTCTGTCCCTCAGTTTCATAGTGAGCAACGGATCTATTTCCATCTGCCGCTTCCCAAGTCCAACCCCCCTTTAACCAAACAGCGTACCCCCCTTCAAAAGGTTCAATCTCATCAACCTTGTTGCCATTTTTATGGCGTCTAATGGTTCGCTCTAGGTCTGCTCGGGTAAGACCGTTGTCGTCGTAGTACATGGATAGCTCCAATGAGTGAAGAGAGTTTATTCTAACACACAGTCTTCTCTGTGTCAACCCCTATAACTTTAAATAAATCGCTAACAGAACTACGAATACGGCAGCTAGTTCTATTCCGAGTATAGTATGATACCATATCCATCTAACTTTGTACATCCTTAATTCAATACGCCTATCCTCCTGTTGAAGTTCATAGTCTGTAACTATTTCTTTTATTTTATTTTTCATTTTTTCTTTCATGTTAGAGCTTCCCAGGAAAATTTAAAAGCTTTCTCTTTTATAATTTCTTTATTTATTAGTTGTGCTACCTTTCTACATTCTTTTTGTGCGTCATCTTGGTCACGTAATTTTACAACTCTCGCAAAGGCTTCTAAAGATCCTGTCCATATCCACTCTGTCATCATGTTCTGCGGAAGAATCATTCTTGCTTGTTCAGGAGCTACTCCAGAATCTAACATCATAATATATGCTTCTTTTATTGTAGCCATCGTTCTTTCCCAGAGCACAAATATAGCATCATCATTGTCTACAGCCTCATCAAGAGACCCCTGTTTTTTATCTGGTGCCTTTGCCCTCCAAAAGAAAGGCTTGTAAAACTCAGGCTCAGTGTCTACATACCTTCTGCTGACCTCATTCCAGACCAGCCCTACTTGATGTTTAACAAGCTGCCTGGCTACAAACACAGGAGCCTTTATCCTAAACTGTAGCTGAACATGACCAAAAGGGGTCCAATGTTTGTGGTCTGCTAGATACTTTATAAGGTTTCTGTCTCCCTTAGTTAATTCCTGCACTTCTTTCTGAAAAGAAACTCTTGCTGCATTTACAACAGTTAGGTCACTGCCTAATTTATCTATTAAATCAACCTTCACAACTCAAACACTCCACATCCTCTAGATTAACCCTTGGTATTTTAATATTAACATTCTCTGCATCTCTTACTGACTCAGATCTCAGGTAGTACATTGATTTTAGTGTGTTAGCGCCTGCCCAATGGACATCATTGACGTATTGCAGAAACTCATCGTGTACTTCTTGTGGTGCAGTGGTTGGTGGTGGTGTAAAGAATAGGTTTACGCTCTGGCTCTGGCAGATATACTGCTGCCTTTGGTGAGCATGTTCCACTATCCATATCTGGTTTAGCTCAGGGGCCGTTTTAAATACTTCCTTCTCTTCATCCTCTAATATGTCTAGGTGCTGCACAGATCCCTTATGGCTAATAATATCCTTCCACACTTCCTCTCGCTCTTTAACCTTCAAACCCTTTTTAGCTAGAAGCCTATCGAGGTACAGGTTTTTAACCTGGAAGCTACCACTTAGCGTCTTGTGCGTATATGCGTTAGCCCTCGTAGGCTCAATAGAAGGACTCGTTCCACCACATATAATGGAACTAGAAGCATTAGGAGCAACAGCCAGAAGATGAGCATTGCGCCTACCACTGCCAGCCATATCAGGAGCTTCCCCCCTATCCGCACCCAATGCGAGACTTGCTGCATTGGCCCTGTCCCTGATGATTGAGAAAGCTCTGTGATTGAAGCTCGCGGCGAATACCGACTCGAAAGATAGTCCACGACCCTGTAAGTAGCTATGAAAGCCCATTGCTCCAAGACCGACTGAGCGTTCTCGATATGCTGAATAGGCGGCTTTTGTAAAACCCTCTTTACCTTCTTGAACATAATTTTTAAATCTCCTAAAGTTAGCGCTATAGTCACTGTCTAATACTTTTGTATCTACAATGCCCTCAATAAATAATTCTAAGACGTTATCAAGCATTGTAACCATGTCTGCTATAAAGACATCATCCTCTGACCACTCATCAAAGGTAGCTAGATTGACGCTAGACAAACAACAAACAGCCGTTCTCTCCTCATCTGTGGGGAGCGTTATCTCAGAACAAAGGTTGCTTTGGTTTATCCTCAGCCCTAAGCTCTTCTGTTCGCTCGGTAGATGTTCATTACAAGTGTCCACATTCAAGATGTATGGCTCACCTGTTTCAAAGCGAGTCTGTATGATCTGCCACCATAACCCTCTTGCATTTACAGTCTTTAAACATTCCTTTGACTTCGGATCAATCAACCTCCAAGGCTCATCTGCTTTAACCGCATCTAAGAACTGATTAGTAATATTAACTCCGTTATGAATGTTAAGACTCTTTCGGTTTATGTCGCCACCTGTTGGCTTACGCATAGCAATAAACTCTTCAATCTCTGGATGAGATATATCCATGTAGGCTGCGTAGCTTCCACGCCTTGTCGTACCTTGATTGAAGGCGAGCATACAAGAATCAACAACGTGCATGAATGGGATAGAGCCTGTTGAGCGGCTACCACTGCCAGTCGAAACACCGCTGGATCTTACGTCACCCCAATAACCCCCAATGCCTCCACCATTAGAGGCAAGCCAGATGTTCTCATCGTAGTGCTGAGATAAACCTTCCCTTGAATCTGGTACATAATTTAAAAAGCAACTAATGGGGAGACCTCGTGTGGTTCCTCCATTGGATAGGATAGGTGTGCTAAACATAAACCAAAACTTACTAGCGTAGTCATATAGTCGCTGTGCCAGTTCATAATCTGTAATGCCTTTGTAGGTGGCAGAAAACACAGATGCCCTAGCGAAAGCTTCTTGGGCAGACTCCTCATCACCCCACAAATAGCGGTCACTTAGTGTCGCCACACCAAAATCAGCTAAGGCTTTGTCTCTGTCATAGTCTACCTGTACACCTAAGTACTTTTGTATACCTACTTTAGGTATAGCGGTTAAGGTCATCAGAATCTTCCTTATATTTAAGTTCTTCTTTTTTCATTTTTTTGAATTTTTTATTTTTTGTGTTGCTTTTGGATTTCTTACGCTTAATATATTTTACTCGTCTATCACCCTTTCTGTCCCAAGACATCGTGATCCTCCATAAATTTTACAAGGCGTCTCTCGTACCATTCCGCTTTACTTAGATCTTCAAAACCATTCTTGTATCGGAAGCGCCAGCGATATTTCATGGAGTTTCCTCGCAGATAACCGATGTACTCTTCAACAGAGAGCATAGCCTCAATAGCATCTATGCACTCAGTCTGCCCCTGGTTGTAGTGTGCGGGGCTGTGCACATTAGTGTAATATTTATTATAATCTTCTGGTTTGGTCTTCCACTTCCGAGCAACCGCGTTCCAATCGTCAGGGGTCGCATCATTTAATCGTTTTGTCATTTATCTATCCATTCATCCGGTAAATTGTTTTCGGTAAACCACCGAAATCCGTTTGCTTCTGCCCACTCTGCGTGGGATCTCTTCGTTCCGTTCTTCCTTTTCTTTGCTCTAGGCATAGGGGCTGATGGATTTGCAAAGACAAAGACCAGTTCTGTGCTAGGCATTAGCGCTTTCTTGATCCATATATATTTATTGAACTCTGCGTAGTCCCAAAAGCGACCCTTTGTTTCGAGCAATATTTTATCATGGCCAATATATCGCGCAAAATCTGGTTCATACAAGTGCTCGATTACATAGGCTTGTTTCTCTGGATGGTGTTCCCATCCCTTGAGAATAGTACCGTGTAGTCGAGCCTCCCACTTAGAATCATATCCAGCAGGCACATCCTTTTCACGAGGTCTTATTTTTCTTGGCTTTCTAATGTAGCGTTCCCCTTCGTAAAACAAGTTCCAGGTCTATCAGGTCACGTAGTTCATCTAGTGTGTCATCTGCAATCTCAGATAGTTGATTGCCATTGAACAAAAAACTACCTATAAATATCAAGGCACTGGCTAGTTTAGTTAACTCAGGCGCGTTTGTAGGGGTTTGATCAGACATTGTAAATCCTCTAGGGTGATAGCCTCTATATTTATGTTGGGATCAGAGCTAACTAATTTCTTGAGTTGTTTACGAATCCATTTGGGTGAGTTGGGAGCAAGGACAAAGCTGTCGCCTACTGCAAAGTGATATTCGGCTGGGAGAAGGGAGTGTATGTTATCCAAAGATACCTTTTCAGCTTCCTCCTCCGACACCAAACTCTTTATCCACTCGACAAGAAGCCTTTCTGTATGACGACTTATACGTTTTAATAAAGCCTTCTTCATGCTTCCATTACTTTAGGTAGTGCTGCTACCCGTACCAAATACTTTGGGCCATTAGCATACATAAAAGTTCGTATTCCATAACCATTGTTAGCATCAACATAACACTCGTGCTTATGAGGACAATACCCACACTCTCTAGGTAGACGCAGGTTTCCCTTCTTACCATCCGGCACCGGAGTATAGCATCTTTCTGGCGGCGTGTCAAGAAGTACTGCATCACGAACATTCTTTATCTTGCTTTCAACATTAACCTTAAGCATGTCTGCTGGTCGATGGAGGGCAAGCTCGCCGCTCTCTTTATTAAGAGCTAGGAATCCTCCACCGCTGGTCCCATGACCCTTCTCATAACCAGAAAACTGTGCCATGTACCCAAAGGGATCATCTTCGTGCAGCGTACCTTCCTTAAATTTCTTAAAGGCATAGGAGGATGCGGTTTTTATATCAACTACCTCTCCATCTATTGTGCAATCCATATGCCCCTTAACCCCATCAATTTCTACTTCCTTCTGCTCGTTAGCTACCTCATGTCCTGCTAATCTAACAAACAGGAGCACTAGCTCCTCAAGCATATGTCCGTACAGAAACTTAATAAAAACTGATGGGTGTGTCTTGTTGTAAATAGGAGTCTCATGCTTTAGATCGTACCATAAGCGTCGTAGTGGGCGACCTACAGTAGACATACGAAGTCCTCCAGCGTCTTTCCTGGGAGTAGCCCAATGCTTCAGGGCTTCCTTCATACGCTCTCCAAAGTCTTCAATGTAATCATCAGGTATATCTAAAATTTCCTGATCACATAGGCAGGAGAGTACATTATACACATCATCTACAACTGTGTCAAGTTTTTTCATAGTGCTTGTATAAGTTTAGTAGCTTCATCAACTGAAACCTTAAACCACTCCCCCTTGCGCTTTGTTGAGATATTGTTTAATTTATCATGTGCTAACTGTTCTGCCGCTTTTCTATCTTCAAAGTATTTAGAGAAACACAGCTTAAAATCTCTAAAAGGACTACTGGTTTGATATTGTTTGCATCTATCTTCGGCATCTATTGCCATACCAACCTTCACCCAACCATCCCAACACGGGTTGTTAATAATATATACGTGGCCTTTGGTTGTGCTAGTGTAGCCTTCTAAAGCTGCAAAGGCTGCACCTTCAAAAGTTTTATATCTTCCTGCTTTGTGTAAAGGATGTTTTACTGATACATGCTTACCATTAACGTACATTCTGTTAGGGTTACTTTTTGTATTGTTGTTTTTACTACACTTAATACACTGTGTTCGATCCACTTTTCTCCATGATAAAGACCAATTAGTATCTGTTAATTCTACACCGCAAGTATTACAGTTATTTTGTTTCATTGTCGTCATACTCTGTCTGTTTCATCGGTAACCCCTATCTTATATTTGATGTGCCTAATAACTCTTGCCCCATCTCTTTTATCGCCCTTGTAGAAAATAAGATTTAATCTTTCTAGCTCAATGGGTCGAGGAGATAGGGCGGTATAGCACACATCAGGAGACTCTTTGTTCATTTCCTTAACAGTAATTCCCTTATTCCCTGCTTCTTCAATTAAGCCTAAAACAAAAGATCTTGTTTTTCCCAGTGAATGTGAAACTGAATAAGCAGCCGCTCTACTTGTTTCAGGATCATTTTTCCTATGTAGCTTGTGGGGTTCTGTGTTTTCAAATAAATCTGCCTGTTTCATATCAGTGTGTTTCACTCCAGTTAGCTCCTATTTTATACTCGCCATCCAAGGGACAAGCCAGTTCAAATACTTCACCGGCCCTGCGTATACAATCTACTCCAAGCTCACCAACCTCTATGGCACAACTCTCGTGCGCCTCAAGCTGCCACTCATCGTGTACATTGGCAACAAAATATGCATCACAATTAAGTTCT